TGTTGCCCCCTTTCTCTACTTACTAAACAATTATTTATCTGTTTGGTCAAATATTATTTCGTATATTTCTCCTAAAGTCATTTCATCAATTTGCTCTTTTGTATAATATTTTTTTTCGCTTTTTTCTCCATATAATTTATGTACTAAATCCCATGGACTTTGTTTTGTTTTTTTCATGTTGTTTTTTCTTTTGTTTAATACTATGTAAATATAAATAAATTATAATACAAATGCAAATATTTTGCACTAATAATGTAAAAGATATTAACAATTTAATTGTTGATAAGTTTGGCCGATAGTTCTTGCAGATGTCAAAATTTTTGCCGACATAATTAATATAAAAAATAATTCTTATTATTTTTTCATAATCATTACATATAAAATAAATATAGTATATGTAATATATAATATATATAATAAATAGTAATAAGTATATGTATATAGTATATAATATATACTTCTCTTATGTATATATATATAAGTATATGTTTATGTAATATATATTTATATGTATTTATAATATATCTATGTGAATAATACACAACTATCATTTTGGAAACGCAGTTTAGTTTTCGTCAGTTGTTTTTGGTTTTGGGGTACCCAGTTTGGGGTTTCCGTTTGGGGTGCGTGTTTCCTGACTCTCAGATTCTGCATTATCCCACCCCTACACTTATCTCACCTCTTCTTAAAAAAATCACTTTTTTTTACTATATTTGCTTTATGGCAAAATTAACTAAAAGAGACCCTGTTGTGGGTACTGGTAAAAAGCCGAAGGGCAGTGATAGACGTTTATATACTGATGAGAACCCTAAAGATACTGTAAGTATCAAATACGCTACGGTTCAGGACGCAAAACAAAGTATAGCAAAAGTTAAAAGAATAAACAAACCTTATGCTCGTAAAATACAAATATTAACTGTGCTAGAGCAAAGAGCTAAGTTTGGGGGTAAACCTCTTCAGGCTTCTCTTGCTAGGGCAGCAAAAAAACTTTTAAAAAAACAACATGGCAAAGCTAACTAAAAAAGAACCTAAGAAAAAAACCATCTTTGAAAGAAGAAGGTTTAAAAAAGAAGCTTCTGAGGAGCAGCAATATAAAGGTAAAGATAAAGGCATTTTGTCTGTTAAGAAAAAGGGCAAAGATATAAAGGTAACTAAAAGAGGAGGAGACAAGAAAAAAATACGTTTAATTAGTCCTGGAAAAAGAAGTAAACTTAAGTTTCAGTTAGTTGAGTCTAGGAGGGCTCCTTTAAACCCTAAAAACTTACCTAAGTTTAAATTACCTAAGATTCGTTTAATTAAAAGCAAACCTCCTAAAAAGTGTAAACCAGGTTTCTTACAAAGAATAGGTATCTCTAAGATGTCTAGAGCTTGTAGAAAATATTTTAAAAATTAACAAATGGCTAAATTAAAAAAATCAAAATTAACTAAAAGGCAACAAGATACTATGAAAAAACATTCTGTTCATCATACTAAAAAACACATGGACATGATGACTAAGTTAATGTTAGAGGGCAAAACTTTTACTCAGGCTCACAATATAGCTATGAAAAAAGTAGGCAAGTAATTATGTGGAAGTTGTTTAAAAACAAAAATGACATTAATGAGAAAGCTATTGTAGGCTTTGCTTCTTTTGTTCTTATGGTATTATTTGCTATTACAGATTTAGTAACAGGTCTTTGTGGCCAGGAACTTGTTATCAATAATACTATTTACAATTCTTTTGTTTTGGTAACATTAGGTTGCTTTGGTATTAGTTCTTTTGAGAAAACAAAAAAAGAAAATGGTTAGAGATATTAGAAATGTTCTTAAAGACAACAAAGGAACAACTTTATTTAAATACTTTAAAACTAAACTTTCTAGAATTAGAATAGAAGTTTTTGGTATATTTCAAACTGTTGTTTTAAAAGTTATCCAATATTTAAATATCAAAGAAGTTTCTACTGCTAATATTCCTGATACTCCTGCGGATGGTGAGGGTGGCGTAGTTTACGTTAAAGCTTCTGATGGTAAACCTTATTATAAGTCTAATGAAATAGCGGAGACAAGTTTACTTTCTTCTGAGTCTAAATTTACATATCAAGGTAATTTTGCTGCTGGCACTACTAACACTACTAATATTTACACTTATGATGTAGGTGGATTTAATAAATCTAGCACTGGTACTATTTCTTTATCTTCTGGTTCTATAGGAGATGATTCTATAACTATTGGGGAAGCTCATCAGATAAAAGGTTTATATGTTCCTTATAATTTATTACACATACAAATATTTGGTATAGCTACAAATGCTTCTGCTAGTGGCAACACTGTACAGTTAAATTTATATAAGAGCACTCCTAGTTTAAGTTCTTCTACAGACGCTACTTTAACTTTAATTGCTAGTGAGGATATTCCTTTAACTACAGCTAATCAAGCTTATAGTTTTTCATCAGGTAAAAACCAAACTGTTTCTTCAGGCCAGTTGCTTTATTTGTTTTTAGTTAATCCTGGTCATGATGGTGGTACAGAAAACATTTATATTACTTATTATCTTACTGCAGACATATCTGTTTAATTTTTTTGGTTTCAATAAATAATTTATTTATATTTGTAAGAATTTAAAAAATAAAATAATATGGCAATAGCAGCAACAACAGCTCAACAAGCAACATTAGGTATTTTTGGTTCTACTTTATTACATGGAGATGGACAAAAAATAGATTTAAAAACTTCTGGTAAAGGACAGAAATATGTTTGTGCAATAACAATGTTAGATGACACAACTTTTGAGTCTTTAACTAATCTTGATGAAACAAATCTTAGTAATGCTTGTATAAGCACAATAGATGGTGAAGATGAAACTGATTCTGTTTGGCAATCAGCTACTAACAATGCTAGCAATTTTTCTACAATAGTTACAACTTCTCATACTTTTCCTAAAGGAATTACTATTTATGGTAAATGGAATGTAGTTGAACTTAATTCAGGTTCAGCTGTTTGTTATTTAGCACCAAATAGAGAAAATATAGGTAAAATATAAAAAATGGCTTTAGGACTAGGATTAGCAATAAATAAGGCTGGACAAACTTTAGATACTTCTGCTGGTGCAGCTATAGAAGATTACATGTGGGAAATACCCACTAATGGAGAATTAACTCCTTTAGCTGTAGGAGCTGTTAAAGATTTTCATGATACTTGGGATTTAGATGGAACCGATTATATGCCTCAGTTAACTACTACAGTTGGTGATGAGGGTTATTGGGATTTAGACGGAACTGATATACAGCCATTAGATGTATAATAAAATAAATAATTAATAAAAATAAAAAAATATGGCAACACCAAATATAGTACCTAGAGCCGCAGGAGAGGGCGGTATAGGAACCTCCGCTAAAGGATGGGGCAAAGCTTTTATAACAAATACAACAACAAGTAGTGCAACTCAAGGTGGTGCTCTGCAATTAGCTGCTGATGATGGAGCTGTAATGGCTGATGACCATAGATTAGGAGTTATAGAATTTAAAGGAGCTGAAGACACTAGTAATACTCTTAGTATAGGTGCTCGTATTCAAGCAGTCTGTAGAGATGCTTGGGATGCTTCAAATAATGATGCAGACTTAGAATTTTACACAACTGACGGAACAACAGAATCAAAGGTATTAACATTAGATGCTGATAATAAAGCAATATTTGCAGGAACTATTGGTTCTGTAAATTATAGAACAATGTGGGTTGGTGCTGGTGCTATGATACCAACGGTAACAGCAGGAGCTGTTCCAGGCACTGAAGAACTAGCAACAAATGATGTTATGGTTGATTACTTTGCTTTTCCAACTGGTTCAGATGCTTTTGTTAACTTTAGTGTAGTTATGCCAGAACAATGGGATGGAGGAACTCTTAAAGCTAAATTTTACTGGAAATCATCAAACACAGATACAGGAGATGTACAATGGAAAATTGCATCTGTAGCACATGCAGACAGTGGTGCTTTAGATACTGCTTTTGGAACTGCTGTAGCTGTAGGAACAGATGATGTAGGTCTTGGTACAGATAATGATTTACATATAACAGCAGCTACTGCTGCTATGACTGTAGCAGGTACTCCAGCAGAAGGAGAATTAGTTATATTTCAAATAATGAGAGATGTTAGTGGAGATAACTATAATGCAGATGCTCATTTAATGGGAGTTTTAATACAATATAAAGAATCAGCAACAGCAAGTGCTGCTTGGTAAAACAATATAATATGTTAACACATAGAAGAAAAGGTATAGGGGCTAGGCTTTCTGATGTAGGTGAAAACGGAACATCAGGAAGTGGCATACAATTACATCTTGACGCTACTGCTCCTAACGCATTAACAGATGCTGAAGGGGCTGTTATTACAGCGGATGAGGACTCTATAGCTAGATGGTTAGACATTTCTGGTAACGCTAGAGCTTTTTCTCAAGCTACAACTAATAATATGCCAGTAATAGAAAATGGCGTTTTAGGTAATGTAGGTGTTAAATTTGATGGTGTTAATGATTTTATAGAATCTGGAGAATTTTATACTTATGTAGATTCTACTTTCTTTATAGTTTTTAAAAATACTAATACTACAGGTACAGAAACTTTATTTTCAGATAGAGGTGGTAACAATAACGAACAGTTACTTATAAGAACATCTGGTAATTATTTAAAAATGTTAGCTAAAGATGATGGTGGAAACACTATAGGAGAAATTACTCCTGATTCTACATCAGGAATAGATAATGGTGTAGCAGGAATTATAAAATTATCAGCTTCAGCAGGAACACCAACAGGTTCTGTTTCTGCTAATGGTACAGCTTTTAAAGATGCTACACAAGCAAGTTATGCTTCTGATACAGCATTTGGGGGTAACGCTGAAGACCCTACAATAGGTGCTAGAAACTCTGGTGATTTATCTCCAGCTAACTTTTTTGCAGGACATGTATTAGAAGTAGCAATATGGCCTAGAGTTTTAACTGTAGCTGAAATGAATAAACTATTAAAAATAGCTAGTTTAAGATATGGTTTAACTGTTTCTACTTTAGCTTAAATTCTTTTTTCTTTCTTTTATATTCATTAATAGCATCTTTACATCCTCTACAGCGACAACCATTTCTATAAGCAGTAGTTGAAGGACATTCTCTTCCTTTTATTCTTCTAACTACAGAGTAATTACAAGAAGCATGGGAAAATGCTATGTTGTCTAAATCAAAAAATAATTCTTTGGGATTCGGACTATTCATCCAAGGAGTCTTATGTTCTACAGTAAATTTATTTATATCTTTTATTTCAGCTCCACATTGATAACACCAATTTAATCCTAATCTTTTAGCAAAGTCAAATAAAATAGATTTCTTTAATCTATGAGAAGCTGTGCTAGGATTCATTCCTAGCTGTTTCTTTTTTCTCTCTTTTGAGTTCATTGTTTATTGACGTATTTACTAAAATCTATTTTTAAAGAGCTAACATGATATAACATCATGTCTAAATATATTTTAGTGTACTCGTCAAGTTCTTTTGATTTTTTAAGTTTACCTCCAGCTAATTTTTTTCTTAATTCTAGAAGTCTTACCTCAGCTTTAGAAAGCTTTGGATTTTCTACTTTTTCTTTTTCCATGTTGTATTAAATTTAATTATAAACAAATATAATAAAAATTTAACAATTCCATTTTCTTAAAGCTTTATTTATTCTTGAGTTTGGGTCATTTGCTGTTTTAGCAGAAGTAAGTTTTCTTTTCATTCCTTTCATTCTTCTACAAAAAGATAATCTTCTTTTAGCTCTTTTGCCACCTTTCTTTAATTTACTAGGAGGAGTAGTTACAGCAGTTTTTAATTTACTACCAGGATTTTCTGCTCTATAAGATTTTATACCTTTTATATTAAGACCTCCACTAGGACTTTTACCTTCTTTACGTTGCCAAGCTGGGGATTTTTTAAATGTTGCCATAATTAATCGTACATTCTATTAAATGCTTTTTGCCATCTTTTACTTTTAGTTTTACAACCTTTTCTTCTGTCTCCTGGTTTGCAAAACAATTTGCCTCTTTTTCTTTTTTTACCTTTATTTTTTCTTTTAAAAACTTTACTAACAAGAGAAGTGATTACAGGAACTGCAGCTATCCCTGCAGCTATCTTAGCTTCTTTAGGTAAACTTCTTATAAATTGTCCTACAGGGCCTTTTTTCTTTTTTAACTTAGCCATAATATTAATGTTTGCAACCGCAATCTTTTTTATTCATTCTAGCCCCTTTCTTACCTTTTTTTTTTAAACTAATACCTATAACAATCATTCCTTTTTTTGCTTTAGCTTTCTCAAAAGCTTCTGGTGTAGGAGCACCAGGACTACCAGGCTTTCTCATTTTTTCACCTCTTGCTCTTTTAGCTCGTATGTTAGCCCAAAGACCTCCTCTGTTAAAATTTCTACTGCTACCTTTTAATCTAGATTTTTCTGCTCTACCTTTATTTTTAGAAGAAGCTTCAAAACCTACAATAGCTCCTCCAGCATGAGAAGCATCTAAATTATCACCATTACCATAAGTACCTTTATCTCTATTATACTTGTTAAGTTTAGCTCTGTATTTTTTCATCTTGCCAGAAGCTTGAAACTTTTGATATTCTTTCTTGTAATTTCTAGGAGAAACCATTCCTTTAGCAGCACTAAGTTCTTTTTTATCTACTTTAGCTGCTTTACCTCCCATAACAGCAGAATAAACTCTAGCCATAGCCCATTGTTGAGGAGAAGTTACAGTTGGTCTTACTGAACCAGGATTAGTTCTGTAAGCTCCTACTCCTTTCTTATAAATTTGTCTTAAACCAGATAAAGACCTACCTGTTTTCCTAGCAATATCTGCTAAAGAATTAGACTTGCCTTTAGCTTGTCCATATCTTTTGTTAAATTTTTCTTTATAAGTGGCCATGTTTTATATTTTAGCTACTCCTTTTTTACCTAATTTTTTTCTAAGCTTTTTATTTCTTTCTAAAACTTCTTTAAGTCTTTTCATTCTGCCTACACCTAGTAAAGCTCTTTGACCATATCTACCAGCACGGAAACCTGTATCAGTTTCTCTTCCTACGTCTCCAGCCATTTTTTGTCTACCTGAAAGTTTTTTAAACTCTCCTCTAGAAAATTTTCTATCTTCTTTTCTTTGTTCTGCTCTTGTTTTTCTATCTGCTTTTTTCTCTGACTTTATTTCTGCTCTTCCTGGTTGGTCTTTTGTTCTTAAAAATTGTGCATAAGCAGCAGGACCAGCAAAAGCTCCTGCAGGACCTCCAACCATACCTCCTATTACACCAGAACCTACAGCACCTAATGTTCTTAAAGCTCTTCTTCTTCTCATTTTCTTTTTATCTGCTTCACTTAAACCTCCTTCTTGATACTTTTTCATCATCATTCCTCCAGCTGCTTTCATTTTTTTCATCATCATACCATAAGCTGCTTTATTTTTTTGTCTTAACATTTTAAAATCTTCAGCAGATATTTTACCATCTTTGTTTGCATCTAATTTTACTTGACCACCTTTAAGATATTTTTTCATCATCATACCTTTAGCTGCTTTTGGTCTTGTAGAACTACCTAACTTTACTTCATTTCCAGAAGGGTCTTTACCATAATAAATCTTTTTACCATCTTTTACTACAGTTCTAGTTATTTTTCTTCCCATTGAATCAACTCTACCCCCTTTGTTAAATTTTGGTGCCATTTTATCTTCCATTCTTCTTTTCATTGGTGCCAGAGGTTTCTTTGGTGCCATCATTGGTTCCATTCTTCTAAACTTTTTACCTGCTTCCGCAATACTTTTAATTTCTTTCATTGTCATTCCCATAGATTGCATTTCCTCCATAGCAGACATAATATCTTTTTTAGCATCCATTTTTTCTTTTGGTGTTTTAGCCATAGCTAAATCTTTTTGAAAGCTTCTAAGTGTTTTCTTTAATTCTCTTTTTTTCGCTGGAGGTATATCTGTAGCTCCTCCATTTTGATATTTTTTTATTTTCATAATATTAAATGTTTTTGTTCTTTTCATTTTACCTTTGTCGTCTTTTTTTCTTTCAACGACTTTTTTAAAAACAGGTCTTCCTTCTCTTTTAGGAGCACCTCTTTTAACTATTTTTTCTTTTTTTGTTGATACTTTTTCACTATATCCTAATACAGATTTTTTATCTTCCCTATCTTTCCTCTTCTTCTCACTTGGCCCACCAAGGTAGCTAGGAGCATCAGATACTCCTGACATCCAGTCTAATTTATGTGTTTTTGATTTTGTTTTTTTATCACCTCCTCTTTCAGTTACAATAGTGTAAGGACCTGGACCATATTTTTTTATAAAATTTGATTTTTCTTCTGAACTTTTATTTCCTAAAGTAATGTCGTTCATAGAAACTTCTATTTTTTTACCATCCTTCATAATATATTTTTTCCTAGAAACTCCTCCTTTTTGATATTTTTTTATTTTCATAATTTTTATATTTTATATTATTTTACTATTGTCAAAATATTTATCCTCCAATATACGATAAAATCTTGAAACTAACAACTTTCCTGTTTGTGATATTTTATACTTCCTAGCTCTGTTATGAGCTCTTTCTTGATAAACAGCTATGTACCCTTTTTTAAAAAGGTCAGGTAAAGTATGGTCAACAAAAGTTCTTGAAGACCTGTAATTATCTGAAACATAACAATAAGTAAAATATTTCAAATCATAAACAAAAAACAAAAACTCTATTTGTGAGATTTTTAAATTATAACAATCTCTAAAATAGTAAAGAACAATTCTATAGTTCTTTAAGTAGTTTGGCTTAGATTCCACTTGAATTAAATTATCTTCAAATATAAGAATTTTTTGTAATATAAAATAAAAATAACTATATTTGCTTTAAAATATAATACAATATGGCTACATTATCTGGAAATTCATTATCAAGTACTTATAACATGTTGCTTAAAACTAATTCAGCAACAGGATTTTCTTCTGTCTTAACTAATATTGAAGATGGAGAAGGAAACTCAAGTTCTTTACATATTTCTAATGTAGCTTCTTATATTGATGGTAAATTAGGAATAGGAACTTCTGCCCCTACCAGTTCTTTACATATTACTACAAGTACAGCACAACCTGTATTAGTAGAAGATTCAAGTGGATATGACCAATTTTATGTAGGAGATGCTAATTCTAATTTTAATGTTAAATTAGGAGACATTGATAATGCTTCTGCAGGTAATGATAATTATTTATTTGTTGATGATTCTAACAATAGAATAGTAAATAATACCACTTATATGGGGGTAAATCAAACTTCTCCATCTGCAACTTTACATGTAGGAAATAATAACGGAACAGTAAATTTTTCTTTAGCTTCAAGCACAACAGCTGTAGTTATGGGAAGCTCTGCTAATAGTGATTTGTTTGTAGTTGATACTACAAATAGTGAAATAATATCAGAAGCAAATGTTACTGTAGAGAATCAAGCTTCTTTTAGAAGAAGTTCAGGTAGATATTATTTAGAAGAATTTTTTAAAAGAAGACCTTGTGTAAATGCTGATATAAATAGTGCAACAGAAGCTACAAGAGAAGTTGCTAATCCAGACTTTGAAATTTTAGGAACTAATGCTTCTTCAGATGATGTTACTTTTTCTGCTACTTATGGTGGATTGGTATTACAAACTGATGGTTCAAGTGCTGACCAAGTTATTATTTTACCTCATTTAGATACAAATCAAACTGCTTGGACAGGATGTAAATGGGGAACAGAAAATCAAGTAGAATGGGAATGTGCTATAACTCCAGACATAAGTGCAAATACAGCTTTTTGGGCTGGACTTAAACAAACTAATGTTTGTGATTACGCTGATGATGATGACCAAGCTTATTTTGTATATGCCGCTGGTGATACTGCTGCTGGGGCTCTTACTACAAATGCTAACTTACACTTTGTTTATAGTGTGGGAGGTACAGATTTTATTACAAATTTAGGTATAGCTGTTGCAGCTGACACAACATATAGATTAAGAATAAAAATAGATTCAGATAGAAAAGTTGCTGTTTTTGTTAATGATGTACAATATGGACTTGTTACTTCTGCTACCGCAGGAGGAGCTACACAAAGTACAGCTACTCAGTTATCTAATGCCTTAACAAATGATGAAGATTTTATTCCTTATATTGGTATAGAAGCAGGAGCTGGAGAAGCTCAAAAACTAAGAGTACACTACCAAAAAATTAGTAGGATACTATTTGAATAAAAAATATTATATTTATATAATATAAAATAAAATTTAATTAAAATGAAGAAAACAGAAAATCTCATAAAAGAGGTTTGCTCTCAGGTGCAAGACCTTATAATATCAAAAAATCGTAATTACGGAGATAGTGCTACTAACCCTTGTAACATATTTGCAAAAGGAAATGCTATACAATCTTTATGTGCTAGAATAGATGACAAATTATCTAGAATAAAAAATAAAGGCATTAATGATGAGACTGAAGATACAGTTACAGATTTAATAGGATATTTAATTTTATTAAAAGTAGCTATAAAACAAAATGAATCTAATAAAAAAAATTCTAATGTTATTTTTGAAAGTGATATGACTTTAGATAATAATGAAATAATAAATATTTTTGAAAAATGGAATTAGAAAGTATAAATCCTATAATAAGAAAAATAACTATAGGTGATTTAAAACAAGGTTTAACTTATAAAGTAGGACAAGTTATGTTTTATGGAAACATGACAGTAACTGCTATTATTCAAGATGAAGCTGCTTGGTATAAACATCAACAAGTTGTTTATGATGTTTATGTACAAAAAAAAGGAGAAGATTTTTCAAGACCTTGGAAAAGATTTTTTGACCAACCAACAGCTATTGAATTTGACATAGAAGAAAGAGACGAATATATAATACATTAAAATATGAAAAAACAAAAACCAGTACGAGACCTTTTTTGGGTTGAAGTAGAAAAAGAACAAGAAGATACAATAAAAATAAATGGCAAAGAATTATATTTAGATTCTTCTTATAATGCTTTATTTCATGCTAGACAACATGGTAAAGTTTATCAAACTCCTGTAAATGATAATTTAAATTTAGATATTAAAAATGGAGACATAGTTTATTTCCATCATTTTGTTACAGCTGATGAAGAAACAACTTATGGAACTGAGAAAGGAGTTAATCGTGTAGATTTTATAAAAGATAAAAAAGTTTATAAAGTTCATAATTCTCAAATATACGGAAGAATTAGAAAAGGTAAATTTAAAGCTGTCCATCATTGGAATTTTGTAGAACAATTAAAAGAAGATGAAGAAAGTATTAAAACTGAGTCAGGAATATATTTTAAACCAGATGTAGAGGACATAAGACTTTATGGTCGTTTAATACATCCAAGTAAAGAGTTAAAACATATACAGGGAGAAAAAATTATATTTAGTGAAAATTCAGAATATAAAATGGACATAGAAGGAGAAGAGTTAATGAGAATGAGAAATCAAGATATATTAGCTGTTTATAAAGATTAATTATGACAGACATAAAAATAGATGTTGAAGGTAAATTAGAAAAATTAATTAAAGCAGGGTTACAAGCTTATGATTTATTATTAGAAGAAGTTAAAAGACCTGTTGACCCTGACTTACCAGATGATAAGTCAAGAAATGCCATGAAAGCAAAAAAAGAATGTTTTATGGATGCTAAAGAAATACTTACTTCTATCAATAAAATTAAACAAGGATTAGACGGAGAAGAACAAACAAACGTAGAAGATGAAAAAGAAGAAGAATCTTTTAGAGCAGGCTTTTCAGAAAAGTTTGCTAAGAAATAATATTTTATTATATTTGTAAATTGGCTATGGGAGTACAAAACAAAATAGTATTAAATGATAAAAGCCAGGGAAAGACTATAGATATTTGTGGTCTTAATATTGTACTACCTAAAAAACCAAAAGCCTCTGAAATACTTTTTAATGAAAAAAGTAAAAAAGAGCAAAAGTGGGAAAGAACAGATATGCCTCTTGGGTTAGATGAAGATACTGCAAGCAAGTATCAAGATTTTATAAATCAAGAGTTTACAAGAAGATTAGAGGGTGTATGGTTTATGAATAATGGCACCCCAACTTATATAACAGGCGAACACTATTATTATTTAAATTGGTGTAAGCTTGATGTTGGTTATCCTCAGTATAGGGATAGAGACAGAAGGTTCTTTGTTTATTGGGAAGCGTGTAAAAGGGATGATAATTGTTTTGGTATGGTAATGGTAAAACACAGAAGAGAAGGAGCATCATATAAAGGAGCATCTATATTGCTTCATGAAGTTTCTTCAAGATATAATTCACATGGTGGTATTATAAGTAAAACTGGTGTTGATGCAAAATCTTTATTTACAGATAAGCTTGTTTATATGTTTAGACAGCTACCTTTCTTTTTTCAACCGATAATTGATGGTAGCGATAATCCTAAGAGCACTTTAAGTTTTAGAGCTCCAGGACAAAAGATGACTAAAAAATATAAAAAGATTGTAAAGTCACAAGCTTTAAATAGTAAAATAGATTGGAGAAATACTAAAGACAATTCTTATGACTCTGTAAAACTTGTTAGGTATCTTTGTGATGAAGCAGGTAAATGGGTAGATGCTAATGTTGAAAAGAATTGGGAAGTAGTTCGTTCTTGTTTAACATTAGGAGATAAAATAATAGGAAAATGTTTTATGCCTACTACAGTTAATGAGTTGGAAGGAGCAGGAGGAGAAAATTTTAAAAACCTTTGGTTTGATAGTAGCATTGAAGAAAAAGATGCTAATGGTAGAACAAGGTCTGGGCTGTATAGTTATTTTACTCCAGCTTATGATGGATATGAAGGTTTTATAGATGAGTATGGAATGTCTATTGTAGATACTCCAACAGAAAAACAGGCAAAATTTATAGGTAAAACTATAGGAGCTAAAGAGTTTTTACAAAACATAAGAGATTCTTATAAAAATAATACTAATAAATTGTCTGAAGAAAAAAGACAAAGACCTTTTACAGTAGAAGAAGCTTTTAGAAGTGATTCTAGTCAAAGTGTTTTTGATGTTGAAAAAATATATCAACAGATGGATTACAATGAAACTGCAGATAATGTTACCGTGAAAGGTGATTTTATATGGCAAGGAGGAATAAAAGACACTAAGGTAAAATGGATTCCTAGTTCTAAAGGCAAATGGTTAATATCATGGATACCTCCAGAACAAAGGAGAAATGCTATAGATTTAAAAGTTTCAGGTAACAATCCTGGAAACCATACTGAATTAGTAGCTGGGTGTGACCCTTACGACCATGACACAACAACTGATGGAAGACGTTCTGATGCGGCTTGTTACGTTTTTAAGAAGTTTTCTATGATGGATGATTTTTCAAATCAGTTTGTTTGTGAATATATAAATAGACCACCGAAAGCAGAAATTTTCTATGAAGACATTTTAAAAACTTGTGTTTTTTATGGATGTCAAATATTGATAGAGAACAATAAAGTAGGACTTATAAAATATTTTGAAAACAGAGGATATTATAAATATTTAATGGATAGACCAGAAAACACACATACTGATAGCAGTAGAAAACAAAAAACAAAAGGAATACCTAGTACAGGTGTTGCTGTTTTAAATGCACAAATAGAAGCTATTTCTTCTTATGTGTATGACTATATAGGAGTTAATTTAGAAACAGGAGAAATGGGAAGATGTTATTTTAATAAATTGTTAGATGATTGGAGTAGATTTGAACCAGATAACAGAACAAAATATGATGCTACTGTAGCTTCATCTTTAGCTTTACTAGGAGCACAAAAACATGTAGCGGCTAAGGTAAAAAAAGTAAAATTAAGTTTTATAAAAAAATATAATAATAAAGGATTAATTTCAAAAAGAATATAATGATAAACAAATACAACGACAACAAATTTGAAACTATAGGAGGGTACCCTACACCTATGGTAACTAACGAAGAAAAATCTTCTAATGAATATGGTCTTCAATACTTTAAAAGAATGTATCACGATTGGACAGAAAACAGTGATTTAAACTTTAGAGACAAAAGAAGAAGAATGGTTAATGCTAGAAAATATGCAGAGGGAAATCAAGATGTAGGTAAATATAAAGATTTATTAGATGTTCAAGGAGACAACTCTTATATGAACATAGATTGGACTCCTGTTAGTGTTGTTCCAAAATTTGTTGATGTTATAGTTGGAGATTTAAGTAATCAAGAATATGAAGTTAAAGCTAGTGCTATAGATAAACTTTCTCAAGATAAAAAACTTAAAGACAAAATGGCTTTAGAGTTTAAAATGCACAATAAAGATTTTTTACAAAACATACAAGCTATGTTTGGTCAAGAGATGGGAGAGATAGAAGGATTACCAGAAACTGATGAAGAATTAGAATTATACATGAAGCTTAATTATAAACAAGCTCATGAAATATCTTTAGAAGATGGTATTAAATTTGTTTTTCAACAAAATGATATGCCAGAACTAAAAAGAAGATTGTTAAGAGATTTTGTTGTAGTAGGACAATCTGCAACTAAAACAGAAATAAATCCATCTGGTGTTATAAAATTAAAATATGTAGACCCTTCTAATTTAATTACATCTTTTTCTTCTTCTCCAGATTTTAAAAACATTCAACATGCAGGAGAAGTTTACTCTGTTACTATATCTCAATTAAGAGAAATGGCTGGAGATGAATTTACAGAAGATGAATATAAATATATAGCTGAAACTTATGGTAAAAAAATGCAATCAGATGATGGTTATTTATTTGGTAGAAGTTATGGTACTGTTACAGAAGGACAATATAGTCAAGAATATGATAGATTTTCTGTAGAAATTTTAGATGCAGAATTTATTACAACTCACGAAATGAATTATGAAAAAAAATCAAATGCTCATGGAGGTTATTCTGTAAGAAAAAGAAAACAAAACTTTAAGTTACCTAAAAACTCTAAAACAAAAAGAGAACACTTAAAACAAAGAATTAAAGTTGTTTATAAAGGAAAATATATAGTAGGGGCAAATGCTATATTTAATTACAAATTAGCAGAAAACATGATGAGACCTAAATCTAATTTAGCAGAAACATCATTATCTTATATTATATATGCTCCTAATATGTATAAAATGAATAGTGTTTCTTTAGTAGAAAGAATGATTCCTTTTGCTGACCAAATACAATTAGCACATTTAAAAATGCAACATGTTTTAGCTAAAGCTAGACCAAAAGGGGCTGCTTTTGAACTAGGAGCTTTAGAAAATGTATCTAAAGGTGATGGTGGTACATTTAGTCCTTTAGAGCTACAAGAAATATATGACCAAACTGGTAATGTTTATTATAGAAGAATAGACGACAGTGGCTCTCCTACAACAGCTGTACCTGTTCAAGAATTAGAAAATGGAATAGGGCAAGATGTTAGTAGACTTATAGGAGTTTATAATCATAATTTACAAATGATTAGAGATGTAACTGGTGTTAACGAAGCTAGAGATGCTTCTAAGCCTTCTTCAGAAGCTTTAGTAGGTGTTCAGAAAATGGCTTTACTAGCTTCAAATAATGCTACTAGATTTATAAATGATGGATATTTATTTATGATTAAAAGATTAGGAGAAAGTGTAGCCATGAGATTACAAGATATTTTAAAGTATAGTAAAGATATAAAAGGTTATATAGGAGCTATAGGTGAGGCTACTTTAAAAACTATAAATTTAACTAAAGATTTATCTATGTTTGATTTTGGTATATTTTTAGAAGTTGCTCCAGATGAACAAGAAAAATCTATGTTAGAACAAAACATACAAACTTCTTTAGCTCAAAAAGAATTAAGATTAGAAGATGCTATAGCTATTCGTTCTATTAGAAATATAAAGGCAGCTAATCAAATGTTAATAATAAGAAGAAAAAAATATCAAGAAGAGCAAATGGCTATTGCACAAAGACAATCAGAAAATAATGCACAAGCACAACAACAGTCTGCTGCTATGGCTGCTCAAATGAAACAACAAGAAGTTCAGTCAAAAGCTCAAATGACTCAAATAGAAGAACAATCTAAAGCTCAAGCTCAAATGGAGTTATTAAAATTAGAATATGATTTAAAAAATAAATTTGAAGAACAAAATCATATAAGAAAAATGAAAGAGTTAGAAATAACAAGTCAAGGAAAATCAAACGCAACTAAAGCTATAGGTGATGTTAGAAAAGAATCTATAGCTAAAAGTGCACATTTTCAATCAAGAATGATAGAGCAAAGAAAAGGGCAAGCAGGAGTTATTGAAGATGTTGAAGCAGAAGAAGGTTTACAAAATATATAATTTTTAATAAAAAATAAATAAAAACTATTATTTAAAATAAAAAAAAATTATATTTGCAAAAAATAAAGTCTAATTTAATTTAATATA